CATGACGCGGGCTGAGGGTAATGCTTGGGCTGATCAAAATCTGACTGGAGTGCCAACACAGCTGCATCCAAACATGCCCCCAATTAAGTGGCGGCAAGACTACCCTCCTGGAGTGGAGCGCGACCCTGACAAGGTAGGTGCAGCGGCAAAGCCAACTGCCACGCAGGATGCAAGAGCTAATCCTCCTGGTAAAGAGTCTAGGATGGCTGGGTCTGCTGAGCTTGCATCTCAAGGTGGAGCTATTGACCGGGTGCCTGCTGATCAAAGGGACATGTTTAATTATTGGGCTGACTATTACGGCCTCTCCAAGCCGCACTTTGCTGCGATGATCGAGCATGAGTCTGGCTTTAATCCGAAGAAGCCAGGTACTTCTGGCGAGATTGGCTTGGGTCAGCTTATGCCTGACACTGCTAAAGGGCTTGGCGTAACTGACCGCACAGACATAAATCAATCGTATAGGGGAGCGGCACAATATCTGCGGCAGATGCTGGACAATCCGAAGGCTGGGGGAGACTATAGAAAGGCCCTGATGCTCTATAACAGCGGCCCCGGTGGTGACTTTAAGAATGAAGCGTATGCCAACATGGTGCTGTCCCGACTGACAGGTAAGCCTGTTGGTATGGTAGCATCTGGTAAGGGTGAATATACTCCGAAGCTGGTAAGTGCAGGTGGTAATAAGCTGGCTCCAGGGCAGAAACCAGATCATGGTGGCCCTGACTATGCTGCGGCGCAGGCACAGAATGACAGGCTGTTTAAGACTATGCAGCTGATGAGTATAATGAGGGGGATGTTCCAGGGCATGCAGTTCATTCCGGTCAGCTATGACCCAATGAAGGTTATTGGGGCTGGGAGTGGTGGCGATGTAGGTCTGCCTAAATCAGTCGGAGTTGGAACACTTAGGATTAAGACACCATGAAGCAGACACTACCAATGCAAGGAACGATGCAAGGAACTGGACAGCGAGTCTGTCACAAGGATGTTATGGAGGTGGCGAAAGCTGCTGCCAATGAACTTTATGAGCGGCAGATGGGTGATAACTATTTTTACCAGCTGTGGAAGAAGCAGAACCCTAATGCGACTGATAAGCAGCTACGGGAGCGGTTTGTCGAGCGGAACTGGCCGCGGTGTATTGAGTTTGCAAGGCAGACTATGACTGTGCTGCTGACGAAGGATGATGTCTCGATTGAGACGAAGGATAAGATTATGGAGGCACTGGAGAAAGACTTTAGCCTCCGTAATAAGACTGTAGGCCGCGCCCATCATGGTGTGGTTTGATTACATCACATGTTGACATGGGACAGCTTTGCATGATAAAAGCGTTGTTTAACTCGATAAAGGTTGTTTGGCATGTCTGATGGCTCAAACAATCCAGAAGATCCGCAGGGCCAAGGAGTAGGTACCCCCGCTCCTAATGCCGATGCTAGTCTACCAACTGGTTCCCCCGGTGGTAGCGTCCAAGGATCGGACGGCTCTGCGGACTCCCCACAAGACCAGGGGCAAGCTCCAGCACCGCAGCCTCGTGTAGACTGGCGGGATCGGCGAATTGGGGAACAGCAGGCTCGAATACGCGAGTTGAGAGCGCAGCTGGAGCAATACCAGAACCCTCAACACTCACAGAGCAATTCACAGCCCCAGCAGGCCTATTCTGGCAACGGCCAAGCTCAGCTGCAGCAGCCTTATATGCCAGGGGCTATGCCAGACCCAGCTCTTATTGAGCGGCAAATTCAGGAGAGAGCGCAACAGCTTGCTGCCCAACAGGAGTTTAATCGGCGGTGCAATGATGCGGCTGAGATAGGTCGCAGGCAATTTACTGACTTTGACTCTAGGGTTTCCAAGCTGGTTGGCTTGGTAGACCAGAATGATCCGGCTGCATTAACAAGCTATAATAACTTTTTGAATGCAGCCCTCGAGACGGGAGACCCTGCTAAACTTATCCATGCTCTGGGGGGAGATCTGGATGAGGCTAGCCGGGTTCTCTCGCTCTCGCCTATTCGAATGGCTGTCGAGCTGACTAAGATGGCATCGAGACCAATCGAACAGATCTCGGGTGCCCCCCGCCCCCTCAATCCTGTGGCATCCATGGGAGTAAATAACCGGACCAGCGTTAGTCCGGATGACCCCAACTCCGATAATATAAGCACGGCGGAGTGGATTAGACGGCGGGAAGAGCAGGTCAACGCAAGAAGACAGCGTTAATATAAGGCCACGAGTGTAGGTTCTGGATTAGCCATAAATCCTGTCGCCACCCAGCGGCGCATAGCTGGTGGTTCGCTCCCGGAAGCGGAAGTCCGGTGCATCAGGCAAATGGGGGCAAGCCTGTGCCCGCTTCTTTAACGAGGGAGTTAACTCGTGGCAAATCAGCTGCTTACAATTAACATGATTACTCGTGAGGCAGTACGGCTCTGGAAGAATGCTAATGCGTTCCTCCAAAACGTCGATATGCAGTACGATGATAGCTTTGCTGTCAGTGGGGCTAAAATTGGCTCGACACTTCGGATTAGGCTCCCCAATGACTTCACAGTCACTACGGGACCGGCGCTCAACGTGCAGGACACCGCAGAGCAAAGCACAACTCTCGTGCTGGCGACGCAGAAGCATGTTGATGTGGCTTTCAGCCTTGCCGATCGGACTCTTAGTTTGGATGATTATAGTCGGCGTATTCTGGCTCCTATGGTGAATAACCTTGCTGGCCAGGTGGCAGTCGATCTTATCAGCGGTTCCGAGGGTGGCATCTGCAATATTGTTGCCAACCTTGATACGAACAGCGCTGTGTTGCCGCCGATTGCCTCCACGTATCTGCGTGCAGGAGCAACTCTTAGGAACAACTCTAGTCCGGTTGCCAACTGGAAGATTGTCAATAGCCCAGATACAGAAGCCAGCGTTGTCGCTTCATTGTCTGGTCTGCTCAATCCCGCCCCAGAGATCAGCCGCCAATATGTGACCGGGAGGATGTATGACGCTCTCGGATTTATTTGGATGGCTGACCAGACCGTTATTACGCATGCGAATGGCGCGCTGGCACCGGGCAGTGCGACGGTCAATGGTAGTGGACAAACTGGACTCTCGCTCACAGTGAATGCGCTGGCTGCCAACCTCAATATCGGTGATGTCATCACTATTGCTGGGGTCCATGCAGTCAATCGGATCACGAAGCAGAGTTACGGGCGCCTCCGTACGTTTGCGGTCACGGCGAATGTTCCCGCGGGCGCCACTTCAATCCCGATCTACCCGGCGATTGTTCCGCAGCTGGCGCCGGGTATTCCGCAGCAATATCAGACTGTCGATGTCAGTCCCATCAATGGTGCTGCTGTTAACCCGGCCATGTCGCTCCCGGCCTCGACCACCTACACTAAGAACTTTGCTTATGCTCCGGAGGCTGTGACACTGGCGACTGCTGACCTTGAAATGCCTCGGAACGTGCATGAAGCTGCCCGTGAAGAGTTCGACGGGGTTAGCATGCGGATGGTCACGGACTACTTCATTGGGACTGATCAGCTTATCACTCGTCTTGATGTGCTGTATGGGTACTTGTGGATCCGTCCTGAGTGGGCATGCATCGTCGCCGACCAAGTGTATCAGTAATAATATATACTGATACCTTGTTTGGTTGAGCCCAATGCATGCGCGCATAAAATCGTTGGGTTCCAACCATTGGAAGGTGTGTACAGATGAATTGGCGGCAGCGGATAATGGTGGACTGGCCTAATGACCCGCAACGGTCACATAGAGCCAAAGAAGCACTAAGGCAGATTGAAGAGGGCCTCTCTGCCTTAGCCTCATTGGGACACCCGCTTCACATAGATGAGGGTTATCAGCCGCCGCCAAAGCCGGAGTGGCCTAAGGTAGTGTTCCACATACGCGAGGGCTCGAGGCTGGTCAATAATGAAGACCACTTCAATGAGCTTGGTCCTGGGTGGTATGATACTATGGATGCGGCAAGGGAGGCGGCAGGCCATAATAAGCAGAAAGAGCGCGGAGGAATGTTTGGGATTAAGTTGCCCTCGATCTTCCGTCGCAGCCAAGATGACATTAGCGCTACCAAAGAGATGGATCGTATGGCGCGAGAGATCCATCGGAAGTATGTTGCCGAGCAGAGAGCTTTGTTTAGGGAGCGAGCGATCGGCTCTGAAGCAAAGCGAAATGCTAGGGCACTGGACTAGGCAGATAGAGGAATTAAGTCATGCGCGGGAATGCTAGGGCTCATAGGTTCACAATTTATGATGTGATGGAAGCCCAGGGTATTTTTGATGAGAACAAGGCGAATACAAGCTCGCCCGACTATGGTGGCCCACTCGAGTATCCGAAGATGTTTTATCATCCTCGTGGCGAGACTCGAGTTACTCAGAGAGCGGAGATCATCGCGACTCCGTTGGGTCCGCAGAAGGTTGGTGAACAGCTGGAGCTTGTACATCGGATTGCCAATAATGCGGATGAGGAGAGGGCGTTTAGGGAGCTAGGATGGCATGACCACCCCTCCAAAGCCATTGCAGCCTCTGGGAAGGAAGCTCCTCCCACCGTTTCCTATTCTCGAGAGGATGAACTTAGATCCCAGATCGAAGCACTTCAAGCACAACTGGCAGCGGCGGAAGCTGCTGTTAAAACTCCGTTCCCAAAGGCAGATGACCTCTAATCCGGCCACAGCTGTTGAGGAATAGCCTGTGAGTGAGACCGATCCCTCTAATACAACGATGGGGGATATTTGTAAGGCAGCCCTGCGGGAGTGCGGGGCTATTGGCGTTGGTCAAACTCCGCTTCCACAAGACGTTAATGAGGCGTGGTCCCGGTTGCAATGGATGCTCATGCAGTGGGAGCGGAAGCGCTGGTTCGTCTACCATCTCGTTGACTATGCTATCGTGTCGAGCGGAGCACAGTTTTATACGGTTGGTCCGGGAGGTCAGATTGACACAGGTAATCCCAGTGTCCGGCCTGGACGCCTCTCCAGCGCATTTACCCGCCAACTTCAGGGGTCGCAAAACTCTGTTGATTACCCCCTCAACATATTGCCTAGCCGCGAAGATTACAACTTCATCACATTGAAGACGTTGCAAGCAGGCCCTGGTGAGGTGGCATTCCTTGATACGGATTGGCCTATTGCCAAGCTGTATATTTGGCCCATCCCCCAGCCCAGTATCTATGAGATACACATTGCGATAAGCCAGCAAATCCCGTATATGTTTACGACGCTGGATGTGCCATTCAATCTGCCCTATGAGTATTACGGGGCTATGCTGTATAATTTAGCTCAGCGCCTGCGGCCAAAGTATAGATTGGGTGCCTACCCTGGGGATCCACTGCCTGGAATGGCAAGGGATAGCTTAGCTGTTCTAAGGAGTCAGAATGCCCAGATAATGAGACTTCGTATGCCTGATGCTCTGGGGAGAAGAGGTCTTTACAACATCTTCTCAGACAGACCTTATTAATCTTTATCAACGAGGGAGTTGACTATGCCTTTGGGACCAGGTGCTCCGAACCCTTCCGGCCTTCCAGGCTTTAACGCTCATTATGGTATTAAAGCTACTCCTGGCGGTGGCAATGCTAATGCTGCGCAGCTGGCTGGCTGGCTCAATACCATTTCAAGTGTTGCTACCGCAGCGGACTCTGTTATGCTCCCACCTGGGTATGCAGGTATGGAGATCACTGTAATCAATCAGGGGGCTAATGCCTGCACAGTGTTCGGCTTCATGAATACTGCCCCTGGCGACATTGTGGTGGACACTATTGCCCCGCCCGGCTCTATCATCCAGGGCACAGCAGGGGTGTCCGTCCCATCTGCCAGCATCGGCAAGTTCTTCTGTATGACTGGGCAGGGCGCGGTGACGGGTGGTATTGTCCCGGCGCAGTGGACGGCGAAGATCCTGTAAGAGGCCCGCTGGACTATGAGAGATCCATTAACCACATACCAAGCCTTGCTGGGTGCAGTCGAGCCAGGGTTTAGGCTTGTTGATGGATCTCTACTCCAGCAAATATACATTAATCTAGGCGATACCAAGACCGCCCGCTCTATAACGCCAGGGTGGCAGCTAGGCGATCCGGCTATGCTGGCCGATATTGCACGCCGCCTCAATCAGCCAGACATGTTGAAAGAGGTGCAGCAGCCGGGGAAGCGGCTTGTTCCAGGCGGCTGGCTCAAGCGACTTCTTTATCGGTTTCTTACACCGTCCAATACAGTGGCTCCGGTTGCAACTTACACGGCGGCGGTAGGCCAGACTCCAGCTATTATGCGGACCACTAATGGGACTTGGACTAATAATCCAACC